CGAAAGCGGGGGACATGGAGACGGTGCGGATGAATCACCCGCAAGGGTTGGTGCCGGTGCGATTCAATGGACCTGATCAACAAATGATGGCGTTCGCCGCGAACATTCGTGGGTTGTTTTCGTACATGGCGGGAAATTTAGAGACGTTGGGCGGCCTGGCTTCGCAATCGGGAACTCTGGGTCAAGAGCAACTGCTGGCACAAAGTTCGAATCAGCGGATTCGGCAGATGCAAGGGGCCGTGACGCGGTTCGTGAAGCGGGTCGGCGGCGATTTAGCGTGGTACAGTTGGCACAACGACATGTCAGAGATACCGATTTCACGGCGTGTGCCGGGAACGGACGTGGAAGTCTTTGCGACATGGCCGCGTCATCGCAACTGGTTGGGCGAGATGGTCGACATGCGGCGTGGTCAATTCAATCAATACTCGCTGCAAATGACGCCGTACTCGTACCAAGATCAAACGCCGGCGCAGCGGATGCAGGCGATTCGTCAGATTTGGCAGCAAGACGTGTTGCCGGTAGCGGCCTTGCTGATGCAGTCTGGGGCGACGCCCAACATTTTGGAGTATCTGAAGATTCTGTCGGACTACGCCGATTTACCGGAGTTGGGCCGGATTGTGGAAAGCGGTGAACCGCTGGCTGGAGCCGGGATGAGCCTGAATCGAATGGCGAAGCCGGCATCCTCCAGTCGAGAGTACGTGCGGCGGCAGGCGAAGCCGAGCGCCTTGGAAGCGAGCGAGGCGGCGTTGCAACGGGCGGGACGCAACGGTGCGGAGGCATAATGAAAAAGACCGGCGAGCCGGAGCGGCAGATCATCCGTGAGACGTTCCGGTGTTGGCGTGGCGTGCAGGCCTGCCAAGATGGTGCGGATGCGGAAGTTCCACGGCAAGCTGTTTGCCCGTTGGGGAGAAAGCTGACCATGATGAGCGAGGCGCTGAAGGCCCGTATCGAACGTGCCCGCCGCAGCGGTGTGAAGAACGCCGTGCTGCGTGTGATTCAAGAAGATCGCGAGAATCGGACGGCGTTGAACGTAGGCGTGTTCAGCGGCCCGAAGGTAAAACAAGAGTCCTACGCGGCCGGCACGAACCCGGATTATCTCCGCGAGCAAATGTTGGTGGACAGCCTGTTGGGTGTGCCGACAGAGTATACGGCCGATGGGGACGCAATCTTTAGGGATCGCCATCATCGCCGCGAGTATCTGCGGTTGAATGGAATGTACGACAGGGACGGGGGCTATTCTGATCCTGATCCTGATGCGGCCCGGCGTGGCGCAGAAGAGGCTCGCGAAGTGCTGGCCTCGTATGGGATCACGCAAGAGGGTTTTGATCCTGAGCCGGACCCGCGACGGGGTTTGAGAGAGTTGGCGGCGATGCAGGCTGCTGGGCGGCGGCCGAAGAAGGCGTGACGGAGATGAAGCAGCTTGTGCAAACGCAGAACGCTGCCGACTTCTGCCGACAGCATCAGGGTGAGCCTGGTACGGGGCTGCTGAACCCGGCGTATTGGGTTGGCGTGCGCCGGATCGTGGAAGTCGGGGAAGAGCAGATCACCGTGCGAGACGGCGGTGGGGTGGATCGCGTGTGTGTGGTGGTGTCGTCAACAGCCAAAGTGGTAAAACCGTAACAGGAGTATGAGCGATGGCCGACAATAGTGCGAAGACTTTGGATGAATGGATGGCGAAAGTGGCCGGCGACGAATTGGAGCGTGACGCCTTCGCGGAGTGGAACGCCGAGCACAATGCAGAGACGGCTGACATGAACGAGTACGGTCGAGTGATTGACCGATCGGCAGAAGTGGTGCTGGGGGCGATGTGCGTGATGCGCCGTCCGGGGCGATGAAGCGGCCCCGAAGCCACGAAGGGAGTAGAGCGACATGCAGCGCGTGCTGAAGGCGGTGACGCTGGCGAACCGCATCTATGAGACCGAAGCGGTGTTTCGCGAGTCGTGCGAGCGGCATCAATGCGCCCTGGTGCAGTGGCTTGACGTGCAGGGAACACAAGCGGCTGTGGTGGCCGACGCGGAAGAACGCTGGATCGTGTTTCGGGGAACGGAACCGGAGGCGATCGGCGATTGGCGCGTTGTGTTCGACGCGCGACTCGTGCAGACGATCGTGGGGAGTGTGCATCACGGGTTTTGGGAAGCAGTCGATGGTGTCGACGAGGCGCTGTTGGATGCTGCAGGAGCATGGCGCACCGATCCGCGTCCCTTGATGCTGTGCGGTCATTCAATGGGCGGGGCGCTGGCGATGGTGCTGGGGGCTTTGGCGAGGCATTGGGAAGTGCCTGTCGCCACGATTTACACGTTTGGATCGCCGCGAGCGGGCGACGCAGCGTTCGCGGCGAGAGTGAACGATCTGGTGTGGCGGTTCGTCAACAACAACGATGTCGTGCCGCGTTTGCCGGCGCGTTGGTTTAATCTGCGGCGGAGTGATCCCGGCCGGTTGTTCTACTTCGATTGTTGCGGAGATTTGGTGATCAATCCGAGCCGGTTTGCGAGATTGATAGATCGAGTGGCCGGCAGAATTCGAGCCTGCGGCAGTACGCCGCTGGATGGAATCCGCGACCACGATCGGCAGGAATACGAGCGGTTGGTCCAAAGGAATGTGCTGCATCTCACACTGGCGGAGACGTGACGCAGCGTGTTTTCTCTTGACGCCGCTTGCGGATGCTACATATTCTCAGGCGCAATGGGGGCTGAATCATCAGCCTCTTGCGGCTAGAACGGAAGTCATGAGCCGTTCGAACGAGCCGTATCCTCAGAGCCGAACGGGGCGATGATGCAAGCCCCCGTTTCCTTTTGCTGTGGCTCTTGGAGGATGTTCTGCGATGGCGATCCACATCAGTTTTTGGCCTGCTACCTGTCACTCGCCCGCCGATGATGAAAAGTCCGGCGGCGTGGCGACGGTTGTCCGTGAGGGGGACGAGCCGAACACGGATGCGGATAAACTGGATGACGACGAATCGCCCTACGGGTCTTACGACTACGATATGGGCGATGACGAGGTGGAGCATCCCGCGCCAAAATCGCCTGATGAAGACGAAGAATTGCCGTCTGAAACCGGTACTCCCGAACCGTCGTCAGGTGGTGTTGCGCCGGAACGACCGGTCAACGAGTTTGCGGACTATCCGCCGGAGTTGTTGCAGCGGGCTGTGCAGTACGGCTACACCGCTGCTGACGTGGCTGAGTTGGGAACGCCGGGAGCGCTGCGAGCGGCCTTGCGTCACACGGATCGCACGCTGCAAATGCTGGCCCAAACGCAGCCGGAGAAGCAGCCAGAACCGTTGCCGGACTACGCGCTCGATGCGGCCAAGCTGAAAGCGTCAGGTTTCGATGAGGAGTTGATCGACGAGTTGGGAAAGTTGACGACGACTCTGAAGCAGCGGGAAGCGGCGCAACAGCAGGTTGTGGAGCAACTGCGGCAACAAGTGTTGCAGATCGCACACTTGCAGCAGTCACAACAGCAAGCCGAAACCGAACGGCTCTCGCGGGAAAAAGACGCCGCGTTTGACGATTGGTTGGAGTCTTTGCCGAAGGAATGGGAGACGATTTTTGGCAAGGGTCGTCTGGACAAGCTCGACCGGAACAGCGTGGAGCTGAGCAATCGGTTGAGCTTGTTCGAGAAGGCGGAGATGTTGGAGGCCATGTATCGCTTGGCGAACCGGCAAGTGCCGCCGCGTTCGAAGTTGTATCGGGAGGCTCGCGATGCAGTATTTGGGGAGCGATCCCTGGAAATTGCGCGGGAGCAGATCAAGAACGGTGTCACTCGCAGGCAAACCGTCGCCCGTCCGACAAACAATACGCCGGTCGGGCAACAGCCAGAACGTCAGGCCATTGACGCCATTGACGCTTGGCGGAAGGTGCACGGTCTTGCCTGAGACTTGTTAGGCCAGCATAGGCCGGATGGAAGGAAAAAACATGCCAGTTGTCGCCACGGACATTGCCGATCTCGTTGCCGGTACGCTGCGGGATCTTGGACGCATGAAGTTCGAACAAATCTCGCAAGAGTTGCAAGACTACGAGGTCATGCAGAAGTGGCTCCAGCGTGACAAGGTGCAGTTTGATTCAGGCATTGGCATTCAGCGCAACCTGATGACGAAGACAGCCGGCGCTGCCGAACACGTCGGGTTGATGGACACGGACAACGCCGACATCCCGGACCTGATGGATCAGCTTCAGGTGAATTGGGTGCATGCCCAAACCAAGTGGGCGTTCGCCTATCAGGAAGTGCTGATGAACCGGGGCGAATCGTTGATCTTCAACGTCGTGAAGCCGCGCCGAGTCGCCAGCATGATCGACATGGCGGCCCTGTTGGAATCGTCTGGCTGGTCTGTTCCGGCCGTGGGCAGCAAGACCGAGCCGAACGGTCTGCCGTACTACATCGTGTTCAACACGAGCACGGGGTTCAATGGGGGGCTGCCGGGTTCGCACACGACCGTGGCGAACGTGAACCTGACCGAATCGCCGACGTACAAGAACTACACGGTTCAGTACGCGGCCGTGACGAAAGCGGATCTCGTCAAGAAACTCCGCACGATGGCCCGCAAGGTGGGTTGGCGTCCGGTGGTGAGTACGCCGGACTACTCGAAGCCTTACGGGGCTGGCGCGCGGTATCGTCTCTACACCGACGAGGTGACGATCTCCGCCATCGAGGACATCGGAGAAGCCCAGAACGAAAACCTCGGGCGCGACATCGCGCCGATGGGCGCCGCTACGGACTTCATGACCGTCGATCAGGTGCTGACCTTCCGCAAGTACCCGATCGTGTGGGTGCCGCAATTGGACGACACGAGCGTCTTCACGGCAGCGACAAATCCGGTGTACCTCGTCGATCATTCGACGTTCTATCCGATTTGCTTGAAAGGCGATTTCCTGCGAGAGTCACCCCCGCGTCAGGCTCCGAACCAACACAACGTCTACCGTGTGTTCGTGGACCTTACGTACAACCATCTCTGTATCAATCGACGCCGGAACGGTGTCGCGGCGAAGTAGGTGTGCAGGTCGGAGCTGGACTGGTCGGTATCAGTGGATGGCTCATAACCATTCAGAAGTGGGTTCGACTCCCACGGCTCCCATTAAAGGCCCGGATCGTTCCGGGTTGCTGGACCCGGCCGGAAGTGGTTTCCGGCGAACAGGCCGCACGGGGGTGCGGACCCCGGAGCGATTCACAACAGGATCGCTCGAATGGTGCCGGTGGGGATCGGCGACAAGGCAACCCGGAAGGGTTTGAAAGGATTGTGAGTCATGTCGAACACGTCGCAGTACCTCAAGAATCTGTCTGAGAACACGGATCGGCAGCCCAGCCCGTCGATGTGGGGCGATTGCCCGGTCGAAGACATCATTTCGCAGCAGAGAGATGGCTATCACTGGTGGGAAGATTTTCTGTTCGGGCCGCTTGTGGCGGCCGGTGCGGAGACTGCGATCGGAGCCTACTACAAGGGCTTCGCTTCAACAGGCGGCCTTGTGGCGTCTGGCGACGAAGTGGGTGGTACGGTTGTGTTCAGCAGCGACGGCGACGACGAGGGCGCATCGCTGGGCAGCCGCAACTTTCCGTTCCAAATTTCCAACAGCCACGGCAAACTGTGGTTTGAAATCCGGCTCAAGACGAGCACCATCGAGGACACGAAACACGGCTTCTTCGTGGGCTTGATCGATTCGTCCGCCTTGTCGGCTACAGTTCCGATTGCGGCTGACGGTACGCTGGCAGACGAGAATGTCGTCGGCTTCCATCGGCTGGAAGGTGACGGTGACAAGATCGACACTCGCTACAAAGCGGATGGGGTGGCCGCCGTGACCGTGGGAACCGATGCGATCACGCTCGTGGCCGACACCTACGTCAAGCTGGGCATGAAGTACGATCCCAGTGACCGCAAGCTCCGCTTCTACAAGAACGGTATGGAACTGGCGGACGCGAAGAGTATTCCAGCGGCCAGCGGCACGGACTTCCCGAACGATGTTCGGCTGGGCTTGGTGATCGCGATGTTGAACGCGACGGCGACGGCTCCGGGCAATCTGGAGGTTGACTGGGTGCGCATCGCGCAGCTCGGCGTGTAACGATCGGTCAACGTTACGGACTGCGCCACAAAGCATAAACTTTTTCCAGGAGCAGAAGCATGGCCACGAATCCCGAAGGTTTTTCGACCGGTACTGACGGCGGGCATCCGGCGTCGCCGCCAGCGCAAACAACCATGTACGACTCTCAGCAAACGGCAGATCAGGTCTGTCGGGAGCAGAAGTCGCAGACGGAAGCGCCGATGAGGGGCGGTTCGAGTCCAGGCGGATCAAAGTCGAGCTATTGAAGATCCTTACGCTCCTCGGCATCGAGGAGTTCGTCGCCACCCCCGCTGCGGCGTTGGACCGCCCTTCACGCGCAGCGGGGGGATTTTCTCATTTAGGAGCAATGCTCGTGACAACGGCAACACTGGAGCCGATCGCAGAGCCGGCGGCAGCGGCAGAGCCGCATGCGTTTAACTCGCTGGCCGCTCGCAACCTGCGGTTGATGCTGAACATCAACGACGAAGACCCGATTCCTGCGGAGTACCATCGGGCGCACGGCCATTTGAAACGCTACGCCGACCGGTTGGGGCGAAACACCAACGAGCGGGATTTCTTGTTGCTGGTGTGCATCCTGGCTGATGTGAGACGGGAAATGGTGGCCGCGCGGCGGCCCAAGTGAAGCGAGCCGATGTGTGATAAATGGCGATTCAAAGTCTTGATTTGGACCTGAGCGAAATTCGGTCCCGTGTGGCATTCAAGCTGCATGGCGTGCGAGACTATTCGCTGTTGAATTCGCAGGATCAGGCCAACATCGGTTCGGTGATCAAGTCGGGTTTGCGGCGGTTCTACTATCCGCAGATGACCGACCCCGCATTGAATCACCGCTGGTCATTCCTCAAGCCTGAGTTCGTCCTGGACATCAACAGTGCGAATCGGGACTACACGCTCGATCCTCGAATCGGCGGCGTGATCGACATCGGCAGCTATCGGGACAGCGATCAAGCGTATATTCCGGTGCATCACGTGAGCGTGGTGCAGATCCAGCAATTGCGGAGCCGTGCGACGCAGGTGTCGACGTTCCCGACGATTTACGCGACGCGGTGGGTGGCAGCGGATGGGGACAACACGCAGCGATTGCAAATGTTGCTGTATCCCGACCCGGACGCCAATTACCGGATGTTTTTCCGGGCGCGAGTGCGGCCGGAGGCGATCACGGATGATCACCCGGTTCCGTGGGGCGGGCCGGAATGTGCGGAGGCGATTCTGCAATCGTGCCTTGCCGTCGCCGAGCAGCAGATCGATGGCGAACTGGGCGTCGAGACGGCCGCGTTTCGGGCGGCGTTGTCGGCGGCGATTCAATTCGACCAGGCGAATTGTGTGGAGACGGGCGAGAACATGGGGATGATGCTCGACGGCTATTACGGCACCGGTTACACGCCTGACATTCGGATGAACGGGCGGCCGTATTTCGAGAACTTCTCGGCGGTTACGTACAACGGGCAGAACTAGGAGGGGTGCGGCCATGCTGATGGCACCGGATCAGACGTCGCGGATTTTGAACGCGAAGGCAGAGGCGACGGCGGCAGAGGCGAAGGTGGAGGTGGCGGCCAATGCCGATCAGACGTGGAATGTGTTGATGATTTTGTGGTCCTACTCGCAAGCGCCGGTGGGCGGGTCGCTGAAGATCGAACAAGACGACGTGGAGATCTTCGACGTGGACGTCACGGCCAGCGGGCCAGGCTTCTTGCCATTTGGTCAAA